ATCTCAGAAGCATTGATAACAAGTCCGCTGTTGATAGCTTCCTTCTTAATTGCCTCGTTAACGAGCTTCATACCACCCATACCGGTTTGAACAATCAACTGACGCTTAGGATCTGGACCCTGGAACTCAACCTTACCGTTGAAGAAGTTGAAGATCTCAGATTTGAAAAGCTCAAGGTTGAAAGAACCTTTGTTGTAGATACGCTTGTAAGAGTTGTCAAGCTGCTTCCAAAGACCAACAGAAAGTCTGATGTCATCTGGACCGTCTTGCTTAACCTTACCACCTTGACCCCACATAAGGTAAGTCTCAATGTCGTTAGCAATCTTAGTCAAGTGAGCTGCTTCCAAAGTAGTCAAGAAAGTTCTAGACAACTGGCCAGACTGGTAAGCCTTCTTTACATAGTCTTTACCCATCTTAGAAGCCATGTCTTCCAAGCTAGAGATAGAAGGATCAACACTCTTGTCGAAGTTTCTCCACATCTCAATAACAGGAACAGTTCCGTCAGCTTTCATTCCACCTTTCAACATCAAGTCTGCACGAGAAGAGATGCTGTAGTGTACGTGAGCTTCTGCACCACCAACGTAGTTGTAGAATTCACGGAAACCAGCTGAAACATTACCCAAGTCAGAGAACCTTTCACCGTATTCACCACGGGCAGAACCCTTGCGGAATACTTTAGTTCCAACTTTGAGGTATTTGTTGTCTAAATACTTAGCGTTGTCATTGTTCACCAACTGAACTGTGTAAATGAAACCATCGCCAGCAGGGATGATGTCATCAGCAGTGATGTACATTTCAACACCATTGTACTTGTCATAAGTGACAATATCACCATGACCAAAAGAACGCTTGTTGATCTTGATCTTGAAAGACTGACCGTCAATACCTTTAGTAGCGTTAGCAGACTCAATGTCTTCAACGATATAAGGAAGATCTTGTGCAACAGGCACTTGCCATTTGTACTCACCACGTGCGTTATCTACAGAGATAACATTCTTTCCGCCAAAAGAAGACATTTGATACAAAGGCATTTCTACCTTTTGTGCCATAGCCCACAGATCAACTGGACCGAGGTCAGTTGGCTCTGCTGATTTAAGCAGGTTAGAAAGGTGGTAAGAATCTACGTGCGAGCTAGTTTGATAGCTTGTATCCCGTAGAAAGATACCATTGTTAAGAACTGGGGTTGCCATAGGGCATCGGATTTAAGGGGTTAATAAAATAAATAGCTTATCGTTTGAATATGTTAGCAGGCCTTGTAAGCTTGCGTGGTCTTTGTTCTTCTTCTTCTTGATAGCTGCTAGAAACATTCTTACGTGACTGTTCTGTTTTTAGAGCTCTCACTGTTTGTTCAACAGCAGCATTTTTACCCTGTTTTTGAAGCTGTGTACGATACTCATCAGGATTAGAAAGCAACCAAAGTGCCTCTGCTATCAAACCGTAGTTAGGTTCTACAAACTGGTATTTTTCTAAGAGATGTCCCAACAGATTTGTTGGACGACCACTGATAGAAGGATACTGTGGTTGTGTAAGACCTGAGTAGAGCTGAGCCTGAGTTTTCTTGTCCAGTTTTAAACCGTTAATTTCTGCAGGACGAAGAGCTTCAAATACATTTTGCGTGTAAGCCTGGGCGGCTTGTTCTTGTTGTTGTCTTCTAGCTTCTTGTTCAGCAAGTTGACTCTGCACGATTTCTTCCTGCATCTGGTCCAACTTTGGCTTGAACTGCTTGGCTTTCTTTTCCAGTACACCAAGATCTTTCCAGGTAGTAAGTTCTTCTTCAATCTCTTCAGATGTACCAAACTGTGTAGCTTGTAAATACTGACGAATGATATATTCCTGATCTGTGTCTTTAGTAGGATCCAGTTCACGAACTTCTTCCACCTGAGCAAGAGCTTTAAAAAGACCTTTTAAATCATTTCCTCCGTCTGCTACATACTTTGCAGCATATTGAAGTTCATCCGGAAGAGATTCAAAAAACTCTTGTGGAGTTTTGGCAGCCACCTCTTGTTTGAGGTTATCTATGTTAGCTTGCCAAAGCTCTTCTATATCTTTTTCTGCAAGACTACCTAGGTAGTCATCCAGGGATTGTTTACTTTCATCAAAGTCATCAAAGGCAAACATTTCCTTTGACTCTATTCTTTTCTTTAAAAACTCTACCAGTCCGGATTTTTCTGTCTTGGGACGTCCACCTTTAGATTTTTTGTCAGTGTCATCCTGATCTTCATCATCCAGGTCATTAACAATCTCGTCTACTGTTTCACGGGAAACCTTCCCTTTAGAAGCAGCATCTGGATTTTCATCATCTTTATCATTAGTTTCTTCTTCGTCCTTATCCAGAAAACTGAGATCAGTACCTTTTGCAGAAAAGATGTTTGGTTTAGAATCAGAAGCAGCTGGAGTAGATGTTGGAGTGACTATACTTTCAGCTCCTGGTGCTCCTAACCAGCTATCAATATCAAGGTCTACTTGTTGTACAGAAGTTTGTACATTTGTTTGGTTTTCCATAGATTACGTTTGGTTTTTGTTGTATATCTCTACATTTAAAATATACAACTTTAAACCTTACGAATTTATGTTTTGTAGAACTTGAAGAGCTAAGCAGTGTATAATAGAGCTATAACTAAAACTAATTATTTAGACTTTTTATCCTTTTTTTGTACATCATACTTATTCTTGTTCTCACGGGCTACCTGCAGCTGTTTGTCAGCTATTTCACGTTGAGCCTGGAGCCTCTCTCTTTCAATCTCCATCTTTTGAGAATTCATAGCAGATTTGTTTACTTCTTGCTCACGCTTAAAGTTCATCTGTTCACGATACTGCTCTGATTGACGAATGTCTTTCATAGACTCAGAGAAATCAGACTCCATGTTTTTGTTGGTATCCATCATAGCACCGTAACCGCTAGCACGGATTTCCGCAACCAAGATATCTTTCTGACGATTCTTATCTGCCTCATCAGCTTTAAACTGAAGATCCATAGCTTTCTGACGTTCTTGGCTAGCCAACATTTCTTGTTGCATCTGTTGCTGTTGTTCCATCTCAGCTTGCTTCAGAGCCATAGATTTCTGCTCTGCTTGCTTAAGTACACCAGTAAGTTCAGCAATAGATTCTGCCTTTATAATATTTCCAAGATCATAGATAGAAGCTCCGGTGGTATTATTGTTAATAGCCAAACTACGCAGCTGTTCCATAATAGAACGCTGATTAGTTTTGGTAGTGCAGAATATATTAAAATCACGCATTAAAAGATCTGTACCATTAATTTGGAAGTTGACCTTTTCATCGTTAGTAGTAATGTATTGAAGCCTTAAAGATGGCTTCTTAGAATGATAATACTGAGCAAGGTCTGTACGCATCTGGTGCACACGTGGCATCAGGTAATCAGAGTGCTGTATAAAGTATTGTTCAGTCTGAGCATAAGAAGCATTCATAGCTTGCTCTATACCTGTAGCAGTTTGCTGTTGTGCAATCTGCTGTCCCATACGCTGTGGATTAAGACCAATCACTTCAAAAGCCTGATTCTTAAAGTAAGAAGCCAGGTTAATACGTGACAACAAACGGTTAGTCTGTTCTAAGTTAAGCACTTGATAATGCTGAAAACTTAACGCATTTTCTGTATTAGTAATAGTAGTATCCAGTGGTAACATCTGGAAGTTCTTCATAGCCACATAGGCATTGGCCAGATTATTTTTACCCCAGTCTTCTCCCATGGAGTGACGTGGTAAAGCGTTCTGGTCCAGCAAGATTACAGTACCTAGTTCATCTACCAGGATATCTGCAATCTGATTGTTTACTATATTATAGCCTATTTGGAATGGCTTCATCAGATCTACCAGTGAAATACTGCGGGTGTTACGATCACCAAATACAGCACCTTCCACCGGTAGCTTACAGCCATAAAGAGTTGAATCTCCTTTAAACTGGAAAGGAATACGTCCTGGTTTGCCACCATTCAGACCTAGATAGATTGGATTAATACCACCGGGGTTATTCTGTCCCCAGAAAGCTGGTCTGTTAGGGCCAATCTTTATACCACCCCAGGTCTCGTTGATCCATATCCAGTCAATATGTTCACCGTATATAAGAGTTTCTTTCGTTTTCTGTTTGAATACTGTAGTGTTGTAAATAGGTTTATCTGTCACCCTATAAGACTCATCTACTATATCTTGTGAAATCTCACCTTCTCCGCTAATCTTAGTTAAGTGACCCACCTTACGCTGACTCTTCCAATACACCTGGGTTACTCTAAGCAAGTGTGTTTTACCAAAATCAATAGTGTCTTCTGAATCTGCAAGGATCCATTCTACTATATCACCAGTACCAAACTGTGTATCATAAAGAGAAGTAAACTGTCTGTAAGCCAAAGATGGCATTTGGGTGTTCCACTCATGTGATCTTGTAGGATCATAATAAGTGCCGTCATTCTGGTATCCTTGTACAGCATAACCTGCAGATCTTACAGGATAAATTGCTTCAAGAGCTTCCAGTTGTTCCTGGTTCATCATCCAGCCAAACTTGTCAATAACATCAGATACAGACATCAAGTCTATCTTACCTGCCCAGTTGCCCTGGGATATATAACGAATGTCCGGACTCTTATGATAGAAAGTAAGTAATGGATTCCAAAGTTCCAGCTCATAGTCATCTTCATTCATCTTAAAATGCCAGAACTCACGATCAGTAATCAGCATATCTCTAAATGCACGCTCCTCTAATTCCTGAAGACTAAATCTTTCTGTATCCACCTTCATCTGATGACTAGCCCACTCTTCAACCATACTACGGTAGTCTTTGCGGAAAAACTCTTCTATTTCAGGAAGGGTCTTTAGATTTTCAGGAGCCATCATCTGCATAGCTTCCTCACTCTCTGGGTCCATACCCATGTTAATCATATTGATTAACATTTTTTGTTGAGCCTGCTGCAAAAGAACCTCTTCAATCATGGAGCGTTTTTCTTCCAACATTTCACTGTAAGAAGTGTCATCTACTGCACGAAATGTTATTTTAGAAGTACGCTTACTAAATTCATTAGACAATACATTAATAACGTTAGGGATAATAGGATAAAACTTAAGTTCCAGGGCTGATTGATCCTCCTTTGTAAGAGTGTCAATAAGGTCAGCCATCTCGTTGTTTTCTTCAACGATGTAATCTGTTTTATCTATAATACCTTTTGCCAGCTTGTAGTTCTTCATCAGCCTGCGAGCATTACGCCTGAGCTGTTTCATACCCTGCCATTCCAGCCAATCTAGGTTCCATGCACGCCACTCCTCATCCTTTTCTTTATTGGAAAGAAATTGGATAGGTTGGGTAAGAGTACCCATTTTATTATATTCTACCTTCTTTCCTGCCTTCAGGTCAAGAGCGTTGTATATCTGCATGATTCTTAATTATTTAGGTCAGCTGTAGGAGTATTAAGAGAAAACGTAGTGGTTGTGTTGGAGCCATTGGTATTAAGAGTAACAGTTCCTGTTGAACTACCGGTCAAAGGCAAAATTCCACTACCAAAATAAGGTTGGGTGTAAGGTGTAGATGTTCCGGAAATCCAGGAAGGAGACACCTGCACAGGTGTTTTTTCAACCTCCTCTTCCTTTAAAAGAAGCAAAGCTTCCTCTAAGGTGAGAGAGCTTTCTTTTATAAGGCGACTGAGAATAGCCACCTTTTGGGTGTGCAAACTGGTGTTTTCCATAGGTTAACTAAGATTTTTAAAGGGGTTTCTGGGTTTTTGCATTCCTGTAGACCTTCCTTTAGAAGAGCCTATGTGTCTAAAAGGCCCCCAATTTAATTTACTAAATTTCTGGGAGTTATCCAACTTTTTATCTGTAACTTCTATACGTTTAGTGAAACCTCTATTGGACTGCTGCACCTTGGCAAAAGCTATAAGAGCACAAAAAGATACCAACCGGTCCACGTTGACACCGTCCTGATAGGCCTGCATTTCTTTTAAAAGCATGGGATCAGGTATTCGTTCCACTCCATAAATGGTCTTAACAATCTCTCCATCTGCTTTGGTCTCGTGGTCCAGCTCTTCTTTTAAGAACTCAATCCCGTAAGACAGGATGGTTCCTTTGAACAGGGTACCTACGTTTTTCCAACCGTATTCTTGGAACACGTTTCTGTTAGCCCCAATATCTTTTAAGAAAAGTATCATGTCTTTGGGTACCAGGTAACGCTGTTTCTTTTTAGAAATCATGTATTGAATAAACAGAGCTACGTTATTCTCGACCACCGTCCAGGCATTATACCACTCTATCAGCATTTCCAGGCGTTCATGGGTTTTGTTAAGATCATCAAACCTCCCACACCAGCTGGCTACAATCTTATCATGTTCAATGTGATTTTCTATATGTCCGCCTCCATGATCTTTAATAACCTCCACAGGATTCTTGTATATATAAATGGCACATAAAGAGTCTGAAGTTGTAGTCTTACCTTCTCCTACCGGATCCACAGAAGCGTAATACATACCAAATGTGGGATCTTTAGCAGGTCGTTCATAAACACAAATCACCCCTTCCTTATCTTCTGTCTTCTTAGAAATAGGAAACTCTGATATAGGTATCTTTCTGGAAGGTTTATCAATAATCTTTCCTTCTGCATTTCTTGATAGATCAAGATATTCTACAGGATAAACCTTATCTGATATACGCTGCAGTTGTTTACTAAGTAAATGTGGAGGAAACACACTCACCTTTCTTGTAGCAAATGCTTCTTCTATATTACGGGGATGCTGAGAAACCTCCAGCTGATAAGCTTCCGGTGCAAGATCACGCTTTGCTTTTTCAAACTGTGCATCAAGAGCAGCCAGAGCTTCTTCCACTTTAGAGTTACCATATTCATCTATATAAGGAGGCATACTCCATTGCTCTGGTATAAACAGACCAGTTATGCTAATCGTGCCGTCCTTATCTAATAAATTACTTTCTACACCATAAAACCCGTTTTCTTCCGGATGCATGATGTATTCCTTCATGGGTTCACACTGATCGAGATCACCCACAGATCCTGCAGCTATAAACTGACCAGTAATAATGTGACCAGACTTAAGTGCAGGTTTAATGAATCCATACGTATCATCCATCTTAGGAGCAATACCAGCTTCCTCATGAAAAAAGTAAGTAACCGGTCCACCGACACCATTGGTAGGATCTTTTTCAAATGAATATCCGTTGATGGTACTCTTTAATCCTCTATATGTATCACGACCATTTATACGCACCTTGATCTTCTGTTCCCAGGCAAACACTTTGTCCGGTTCTGCTGGTCTATACCAGGCAGTGTGTTCATTCAAGAAGTTTCTATACTCATTGAGAAACTTCCAGGATCCTTTCTCGTTAATGTAGTCTTTTAAAGAAGAACCAATCTTACAAATAGAACCTGCTTCAAACACCCACTGGTTGATCAGCTTAGCCATATGGAAATAAGAAGAGGCTATCTGACGTTTCTTTAAAATAACAGCATGCTTGTAGTGCAGTTCAGCCAGGTGTTCATAGAGTGCCATGTGATACTGGGCATCTCTCACCTTAGCAAAGTCAAAACGTTTTTCTTCCTTGTCATAGATGGGAAGAAAGTTTAGCCACATATAGTAATCCCTGGGAACAAACCAGGTGTTTCCGTTTCCTTTTACAATGATACCGTTGCGACATTTGTTCTTTTGGTCATCCCAGTAGGCAATAAAGTCTTTACTCTTAATAGGAGCATTACAATAGTATCCTTGTTTCTGAAACTTACGTCCTTCTGCATTGAAGATCCGGGTGGTTTCATCAAAGTTATACTGACCAGGCTCTTTGAACAGGAACAACACAAAATCCCGGAACTCTTCCCGGGTATAAAACGTAGTGACTGTCCACTGACCATTGTCGTAAGTAGGAACCTCTTTATAAATGTTACTGCTCACGGGTCAACTGTTCTATTTTACTCAACACTCCGCCTGTCTTTATAATAATCTCCTGAAGAGTGTCAACAGATTTACTACGAATAACACGGGAATGACTGCCATCACTCCAATACTGCAGATAATCATCACGATGAATAGCAGACCAGAGGCTAGTGTAAGGATTAAAATGGAAGACAAAATCGTAAAGAGCACTCCGAGGTCCACCAGGGTGTTCTGTAGAAAACGGTTCAAGATCTGTGTAAACTTCATTTTTCATAGGTTGGGATTTTAAATGGAGTGCAGTGGGGCCTAGGACCCCTGCGGCTACTGCACGTTTTATCCGCTTTAGTTTATTACTATCCAGTCTTCAGCTAACATGTCTGTCTGAGATGCAAGCCAACCGGATACATAGTTGTTTTGAGCAGTCCACATGTCAATATGTGGTACGATGACCATCTCATCTACACCACGAGCTTCTAAAAACTCAGCAGTGATGTGCGTACCTGGTCTGAGTTTGTCTTTAGGAATGGAGTAGCCACCAGCCAGTGTCAGGAACATATTTTTACCGTTCCATCCTGTACGTGCTACTTTCTGACCTGCTTTCAGAGCTTTGATAGCTCCACCGAAATCCATCGTTTCCATGTGTATGGTTTTAATTGGTTAAGCTGTAAGGGGACGAATCGAACGTCCAAACTCTCCGTGGTTCAAAAACCGCTAAGAGAGCACCACCGGGACAGGGTAGCGTGTCTGCCAGTTCCACCACCTTACATTGTGTGATTTTTTAAATCATTTAGGTTATTAAATCTTTTATAAAATGGTATACCATAAAAAGCACTCTTTGTGTCTCTTACTCTTTCATCTACTACAAAATCCCTAGAACTATATGTTTTCATAATAAAAGGAGTATAAAGTCCACAAATCATGTATTTATATTTCTCTGGATGTTTTATTAGCACTATCTCAGGTCTTACAGGATTAACATGAACTAATGGAAACTTACCATACTCTACAGACTTCACTCCGATATTCAACCCTATTTTTTTAAGATCACCAATATCATACTCAGTAGAAGGTCCAACAGTCTGATCCATAATTTGCTGATTCAGATAGTTTCCTAAAACTACTTCTCCTCCCAAACCAGTTGTCCATCTTTTTGTAAGACTACCTGAATCAACTAAATATCCTTTTTCTATACGTTTAGCGTCTGCTATTTTAGTAGCAGTATACTCTACTAGCTCAATTTCTTCTTTAGTCAACTCTAGTCTTTCAAAGTTGCTTTGTACAGGTTTTACCCAGCTGTTATATGATATATCTATGCTAATTGTCATTTTACATTTTTACAGCAAGAGCTAAGTCAAGCAGTTCTTTGTTAATATGTTTAAACTCTGCAGCATAATATAAATCTGCTAGTGGTCTTCCGTATTTATCTAGCTCACGGCTTTTGATATACACCTGTCCACCCAGTGGTAACTTGTCTATCAAATACTGTTTTGCTTCCAGTGCTTTAGCACGAATAAGTGGATCCTTGCTTGTTAGTTCTGGAGTGTTAATACCAAAAAGTCTGCAGGTAGATTTCCACTGAACCGTAAAGCCCAGGTCAATTACTAATTCTACGGTGTCTCCATCTAAAATTCGTGTAACAGTTGCTCTGTAGTGATGTAGGTTATTGATCATATGCTAGGTTTTGTCCTCCTCTTACTTGTGATTGTTGTTCTTCCATCAGATCTCTGTACACTCCTTTAAAAGATTGTCTCACTTGATCAAAGCGTTCAGCTATTCTGAGGATAGCTGTTGCAGACCCGTCACGTCCAGATGTTACTGTTTCGGTTCTCATAAAATTTGCCATATTATCTAAAGCCACCTTAATACCTTCATATGCCCTGTATGTTGGAGTTTCATACAACTGCTTACATCTTTTTATAGCATGTGTAATTAGTTCATCATCTGTAGAAAAATCTGCATCCACTTCTTGTAAAATAATTTCCTCTTTATCCCGTTCTGGTACATCAAAGAATGGATTAAGATCAGGATTAGGACAAGTCATGTAAAACAGATACGCATATATCCGTAAATGTTCATCCGGATACTCATCCATAATATCTTTTAAAAACTTCAGCGTGTAGCAATGTTCTGAAGCTGTCACCTTTCCATTTTGTATATCAAATAATCTAATCATGTTCTTCCAAATGTTATGTTCTTCTTAGCTCTTATGTCCTGGTGTGTAAACTGCCAGAACTCACCGGTAGCATCTATAATCACGGTATAAATAGTGTTTGTTTCATGTCCATAGTCTGTCACCAGCCAAATGATCCCGTCACCTTTGGGTGTACTCACTTCTACTCGGTTCACAGGTTCATATATCGTCATAACTCACCACCGCTTTTTCATCTCTTTTACAGAGTTCTTTATAGAGTTTTTTGTCTTGAAGCCATCCTCTTCCGGTCCACCATTCAAACCCGTAGAAGTCTGATTTATACAAACAACATTCTTCATATCCACCCAGTATGTACACATGTGTGCATCCTAAAGATTTTGCGGTTTCACACTCGTACATCTGGGCAATTTTTCCAAGAGATAACTTGGGCTCTTCATAGTCCCA